CTTGATTTGAGGAGACGCATGAGACCATCATCCCCATAGATGAGGAAATGAAAATCCTCAATATTATCTTTTACCCACTGTCTCCGCTCACTTAGGGGGACGAGAGAAGCGCAATGGAGAAGCCAACAATACACCATCACAATGCAATACAACGTGTCAAAGAATGATGTATTAAGCTGCCCACTTGACATTCCGCCCACCACAACCCTAAAGAAATCGGGGAAAGTAATAATTTTGCCAGAATAATTTTGAACCATTTTCGAGTAAAAGATATAGAACGTGATTAACTTCTTCACATTAACTTCAGCTATTCCCTCAAAGTACTCAGAGAATGCTTGCTCCATAGTAACGACGTCAATGTGGAAGAAGCCAAACAGAGAGCAACAGATCGCGATGACAACTGAAGCAATCAAATCAACGTCAAGACCACTGATGTCATAATCGGCCCAATAGTATCTTGCATCATCGTACGACATGTAACGTGCGATCTGATCGGCACCCCGGTGAGTCCAACGAAACCCCACCATGAAGGGAAAACGCCCAGAAAACAACTTTTGCAAAGGGGAGAAAATAACCTTTTCAATGGAGAGGTCAAAAATGGAAGCAACCTGGAACACCCGAGGATTAGGAGAATCCACCTTCACTTCCTGTTTAAAGGCAGTCTTAAGCAAGGCCATCAGGTTCTCATTAAAAGATCTAATTGCTTCTCTTCTTCCCAAAGTCAATTGTTCCAAAGCAAAGTACGCAGTTCCCGTACTCACAAAAGCAGCAGTATTAGCTGCTTCAGAACGATAAGGATTCATGAAGTTCCCTATATAGACTCCATCTTCCGCTCGAACCTTCACATTACGCATGAGCAAGGCTCCTCCTTTAGTCTGAGGATAGTCATGCATATAATTTATAGGATTGAAAAGATCGGGAACTGGGAGAACATACCCGCGGTAAGACAAACCGCAGGCGCGGAACATGAGCGCAATGGCCTTAAACACAGCCTGGGAATTGCCAACATGAACAATAGCATTGCGAGTAATTTTCTTCAAAGAAGCGTACATTCCAGCAACATTGTCTCCAACAACTTGGGCTTTGGTGATAATAGGAAACAATGGAGAATCGCTATACCAATCATGTTCGAACTTACACGCACATTTGAACGTGCGTTGAAAAGATCGATCTTCTGGACATGCGCGTCGTTGTGCATCCAAAATTGCACAGAGATCATGCACCCGACAACACCCATAATCACGTCCAGTATTATTAGGAAAACAATGAATGATGGGAATGGCCCCACGGCACAAAGCACACTCAGACAAATAATCATTACGCATCATAGTGACAGCATGAAGACGGAAAAACCACGGGGTATAATGAAGCCGGGGAAAGCCAAAAGGAATGCGCAAGCCTCGAATGTCATGACAAGGAATGACAGTACAGTCACCCCTAACAGATCCCAAATATTCCATGACAGCACTCCTGGAAGCCCCAACGTAGGTAAGACGCTTACGCGCACCTACATCTCTAAAATTGAGCCCCAACATCAAGGTGAGATAGGACACCCTAGTAACAGTGTCCTTATCATCTCCCACCACCTTAAGAACAGACTCCCTACGACTCAACACTTCACGCTTATATTCTAAATCGTAGAAGCCATTTAATGATCTTCCATCAACAATACGCACATGCCTATTATGAGCATTAACCCTCAGAACATAGGAATCAGCAACATATTTTCCTTTAACTTTGGCAGCATCAACGTAAAAGTTGCTCATTACGATATCGAGCGGCAAACCAGGTTCTTCTCCCTGGGATTTCTTCATTTGCCAAACCTGCTTCAAAAAGTGTTTCAGTGTTCGATAGCGCAGTGCGGGATTCCGACTACTAGAATTGTCGACCTCCTGTGTTGAAATGTTTGTGCTAGCC